CGGAGATACACACGGTGCCTTGACCAATGCAGCGGCAGCCGGCTACACGAACACCGCTGGCAGTAACGACATCGAGGTAATCGAGGTGAGTGCTGAAGATTTGAGTAGCACCGGTTACAGCTATGTTCGACTGCACGCAGTCGAGTCTGCGAATGATCCGGTACTGGCAGGGATATTGATCGTCCTGTCAGATCCCAGGTTCCCGCAGTCTGTGACTGATTCGGCGATAGTCTAAAAGCGATAGAATCGCCGAGCCACCCGTGAAACGGCGGCGCCTTAGTAGCGGGCCTCGGCATATTCTTTTGACAGAGGAGGGCGGAGTATGTCAGCGAGTGTTTACACATTCCAGAAGCGTTACACGCCAGACACCGGCGGTCGTGAGTTCTTGGCAGGTGACAAGGTGCCGGCGGATGAGATCACGCCGGAACTTGCGAAGGTACTGGTGGCCGGCGGATACTGCACGGCCCCGAAGAAACGGGCAGCAGCGAAGAAGACAGCAACGAAGAAAACATGAACCTGCACCAATCGCAGCTCGCGACCTGGTCGCCGGTCACGCTGGCCGATGCCAAGCAGCACAGCCGGATCGACATCGACGACGACAATGCGCTGATCACGGCGCAACTGTCGGCAGCGGTGGTGCGTGGCGAGCAGGTGACCAATCGGCAATTCGCGCCGGCTACATGGGTGCTTAAGCTGGACGCATTCCCAGGCACCGACACGATCGAGCTGCCGAAGCCACCGCTGCTATCCGTATCCTCGATCCAGTACGTCGATACCGATGGCGCGACGCAGACATTCAGCAGCGGCGACTACAGCGTTGACCGGACAAGCGAGCCGGGCCGCGTGGTGCTGGGCTTCGGTAATTCCTGGCCTTCGGCTCGAGCGCAGCCGGACGCGATCACGATCACCTATATCGCCGGGTACGGTTCTGCCGTTACTGCGGTCAATGCGACGAACGTATTCACGATCACCAGTGGTGGCAGGACGTATGCCGACAATATGCAGGTGCGGCTATTCTCGGTCGGCGGCGATGTCCCGACCGGCCTGACTGCGGACACCGCGTACTTCATCCGCGACGTGAGCGGCTCGACATTCAAACTGGCGCTGACTGCCGGCGGCACTGCGATCAGTATCAGCAGCGACGGCACCGGCACGATCTACATCGACGAGGTGCCGGAGATCATCAAGGCCGCAATCAAGCTGGACGCCGGGCAGTTGTACGAACATCGAGAAAGCACGCACGACGGTTGGGTGATGGACAATCCGACATCGGACAACATCTACCGGCAGCAGCACATCCACACGACCGAGTGGGGCTACTGATGGGGAAGGTTCAATACAGCGCAGCCCGCAGGCTTGACCGCATCCTCGACAGCCAGGGTGACGGCACCGGCACGATCAGCCAGGTAATCGCAGCGACCTCGATCAGCGGTGCCACGAATGCCACGCCCATAGTCGTGACTGCCAATTCGCATGGATACAGTGACGGCGACTTCGTGAACATTACAGGCGTCGTGGGTAACACGGCCTGCAACGATCTGCACGTAATCCAAAGCACGACGACGAACACCTTCGAGCTGACTACGCCAGCAGGTGTAAGCGTTGCCGGGAACGGATCGTACTCAAGCGGCGGCGCCGCGCATATATGCTTCGTGTGCAAGCCGGCAGCCGGCGTGACGCATTGCATCCATCAACTGTCAGGCATCGTCATTGATGCAGCCTGGACTGACGATAAGTATATGAACGAGACAGCCCTAACGAATGGCATCAAGCTGCAGGTGCGACAGAACACTACTGTCGTAAATACATTGACTGCCACGCCGGTTCAGATCATCCCCGACTGGTCACTTGGTGCCGAGCCTCAAATATTCGGGGAACTGCAGACTAATGCCGCAGCTTCGTTTACGTGGCTCTTCGACAGTTGCTTCGTGAATCTCGCCGGCGATGCGGACGAGTTTTTGGTAGTGCTGCACAGCGACGGCCTCGCAATCGACGACCAATGGATGAGCGTGCATGGCGAGGTATTATGATCGGTTACACTGCAGCTCGGATACTGAGTCAAGTCCTCGACAGCCAGGGTGACGGCACCGGCACGACGAATCAGTTACCGGCTGCGAAGACTGTCAGCGGCGCCACGAATGCGACACCTATAGTCGTGACTGCAACAGGTCACGGATACAGTGACGGTGACTTTGTTCACATCACCGGCGTCGTCGGGACGACAGCCTGCAACGATCTGCATATCGTGGCGAACACGACGACGAACACCTTCGAGTTGACGACACCAGCGGGAGCAGACGTGGCGGGGAACGGTTCGTACTCGTCCGGCGGCACCGCGTATATGTGCTTCGTGTGCAAGCCGGCAGCCGGCGTGACGTTTTGTCTGCATAAATTCGCCGGATATTTTCAAGGCGGCATACTTCAACGGGCAGGCTATTACGGGCCGTTTACTTATCCGTTGGCTTCTGGGCCTACGCTAACGAATGGCGTTGAGGTACAGGTGAGGCAGGACACGACGCTGCTGCATACACTGTCGCCTGCACCGATTAAGACTGCCCCGCTCGGCTTTATGTTAGGCGCGAGGCAACTGCCGCACATGGAAATGGTCGCCGGATCTGCCAGTAATTTTCGCTGGGACTTCTCAGGCTGTGCAGTCAATCTCGACGGTGACGCGGACGAGTTCTTCGTCGTGCTTAATTCCGATGATATAACTGCGACGGGATTAGAACGGCAAGTGATGAGCGTCCACGGAGAATCGATATGATCGGTTACACTGCAGCTCGGATACTGAGTCAAGTCCTCGACAGCCAGGGCGATGGCACCGGCACGATCAGCCAGGTAATCGCAGCAACGACAATCAGCGGTGCCACGAATGCCACGCCTATAGTCGTGACTGCAACGAGCCACGGGTACAGCGACGGCGACTACGTCAATATCACCGGCGTCGTGGGTAACACCGCCTGCAACGATCTGCATATCGTGGCGAACAAGACATCAAACACCTTCGAGCTGACGACACCAGCGGGAGCAGACGTGGCGGGGAACGGTTCGTACTCGTCTGCTGGCGCTGCGCACCTTTGCTTCGTGTGCAAGCCGGCAGCCGGCGTGCGGTTCTGCCTGCATAAATTCCAGGGCTATGTGCTTGGCGGCAGCATTGCGGATGCGAAAAAGTACCATGATCAGACCGCACTATCGGTCGGCATCAAAGTACAGGTGAGGCAGGACACGACGCTGCTGCATACGATGTCAGTGCTGCCGGTCAAGACGAGTATGATGTGGTACATGGGGGCTATGGCGCAAGCTGCCGGCATGGAGCAGATCACCGGTGCATTGACGAACTGGGGCTGGGACTTCTCAGCCTGTGCAGTGAATCTGGACGGTGACGCGGACGAGTTCTTCGTCGTGCTTAATTCCGATGCGATGACAGTAGAAAAGCAGTTAATGAGTGTGCGCGGAGTGACAGTCTAATGGCGTCAGCAGGAGCAATGCGGAACCGGGTAGAGGTGCAGCAGGCGCAGGAAAGTGCAGACGCCCACGGGCAGACCTCTCGCGCCTGGACAACGATCGCAACACGCTGGGCCTCGATATCAACCGATGCAGGTGACGAAGTTCTCGAAGGCGGCAGGCAGGATGTGCGCAACACGCACAGCATCCGAATGCGTAGCTTCCCGGCGGTGCAGGCTGACACGCACCGGCTGATCGTGCGCGGCATTGTCTACGACATCAACAGCAGCACGCACGACCAGGCCGGCAAGCAGCGCACGACCGCGATTGCAGCAACTGACACAGGCGACAAGGCATGACGCTGAAGGACGAAATTACGCGCTATCTGAAAGGCAACGCCGGCATCGCCGCTGCCGTGGCTGGTCGGATCTTTCCCGGCCTGGCGCCGCAGTCGGCATCGCGGCCTTATTTGCTTTGGTCACGAATCGCGGATGCGCCAGGGCATCACATCACCGCTGCATCGGATATGTCGTCTGCACTGATCCAAGTGGATGCAATGGCAGACAGCAGCATCGAAGCCGAGACAGCAGCCGAGGCGGTGCGCGAGGCGGTGGACGGCTACCACGGCACGATGAACGACGAGTTTCATATCGACTCGATGTGGCTGGGCAGTGAAGCTGACTTCATCGAG